TTCGCGTCGGGGGTGCTGTGTGATTCTGCGTAGGTCTTACCGGCGGCCGTGCCCAGCCAGTCGGTGACCTTCTTCTCCAACATGCCGCTGTTGGCGACGCCGAGGTTCTTCGAGTGGGTCTCGTCGATGGTCTTGAGCACCTGGTCGACGGACAGGGTCAGGCCGGGGCCGCTGTGGGCGGCGGCCAGGGTGACGAGGTTGGCGAAGATGTCCTCGGGCGGGTCGGCCAGATATTTGCCGTTGGGCATGGCCTTGAAGTCGGCGGTGAGCTGCTTCTTGGCCTCTTCGGGGATGTGCCAGATCTGGGAGTTGCCGGTGCCGAGCTTGACGGGCGTGCCCGGAACAGCGTTTTCGATCTTGGGGGTAGATGCCGCCTTAGCTGCGGCATCGCCCAGCTTGGCCGCCTTCTTCTCCGCCGCGCTCTGATGCACGACAGCCAGCTTCGGGCCGACCTTCGCCAGCATGAAGTTCTTGGCCGCCGACGGCTTGCCGTAGTTCGAGCCGCTGTAGCTGCTCGACTTGTAGTAGCCGGACTCGGCGGCCGTCGCCTTGACCGCAGGGGAGTTCAGCTTCGGCAGGGCCCGCTTCTTCAGCCCCGCACCGGTGCGGATCTTGTCGAGTTTCGCCTGGGCCTGCTTGTGCCGGACGTTGAACATCGACTCCATCTGCTCCCGCTGCGACATCGCGGCAAGCCATGCCGTGTGCTCCGGGCCCTTCTCCAGCGCCCCCGTCTCCGGATCGGTGGGGACGTTCAGCAGGGCCGTGTGCTCCTTCGCGTGCGCGAGAGCGAGCATGCCCGCCATGGCCTTCAGGTCGCCGAGATCCTGCTTCAGCGCGGGATAGTCGGGGTGGGCCTTCATGACCTGCGAATGGTCGAAGCCCACTCCGAAGGAGACCGCCTTGGCGGCGTGCTTGTACCAGGCGTTGCTGTAGGCGCCGGTGATGGCGGCCTGGTCGGAGTCAGTCAGCGTGACGGGCTCGGCGGGCTTGACCTTCGCCTCGGCCGTGGCGAGGAAGGCCGTCTTCGCGGCGGCCGCCTTCTTCTCCTGCTCGGCGTGCGACACGTCGAGGTGCGCATGCTGCGCCTTCAGCAGGTCGGCGTGCTTGGCGATGACCTTCTTGTCGGCGGCCGTCAGCGGGTTACCGGCGAAATCGACGTTGTCCTTCAGGGCGGTGGAGTGCACGGCCGTCAGGTGGTCGTTCAGCCTCGCTTGCATCGCCTCGGTGGCGTTGAGCTGGGTCAGGGCCGAGACGTAACTCCCGTACTTCGTGGCGACCGCCGGGTCGGAGAGCACATCCGTCGAGAACTTCTCGGCGTCCTTGTAGCCGTCGGTCTGGGCCTTCTTCGCGGCCTCCTGCATCTCGGCGAGGTCCAGGGTCACCTTCGGGTGGTGCGCCGGTCCCAGCAGTTCTGCGGCCCGGTCCTCGATCTGCGCGTTCGACATGTCGTCGGGGCTGGGCGCGTTGGCCTTCTTCAGCGCAGCCTGCAACGCGTGGTCAAGTTCCTGCTCGGCCGCCTTGGTGTCGGCCTTCAGCTTGTCCATCGTCGGAACGTCGGTGGACGGGTTGTCATGCTCCAGCATGTGCTTGCCGACGGAGACGAGGGTGGCCTTCTCCATCGGGCTGAGCCCGGGGCCGCCGTCCTTCGTCTTCATGGCGATCTTGCTGAATGCCTTCTGCTTCGCCGACAGAACCGACTCCGCGAACGACTGATCCCAAGCGGCCTGACGCAACTTGTCCTGCGCCGTCTTGACTCCGGGGTCGCTCATCACGGCGCCCGCGTACAGGGCGGTGTGCTTCTTGACCAGGGCCGAAGCGGCTTCGTTGGCGGATTTGGTGTGCAGGCTGGTTGCGTCCGGGTTGTCGGCGTCGGTCAGCCCGGCGATCTGCTTGGCCGCGAGGAACTGCGTGCCGATCGGGGTGCCCGCCACGCTCTTCTTCGCTTGGGCCCATACGACGGCATGGTTGTGCAGGTCCTGAACGAAGCTGACGGCCTCACCCTTGGGCGTCTCGGCCTTGGGCGCGCCGGGCGCACCCTTGAACTTCTCCAGCAACGCCGTCGCGGCGGCGACCTTCTTGGGGTCGAGGAACTTCGACTGCCCCTTGGTCAGCTCCGAGACGATCTTGTCCTGGACGTCGTTGGGCAGGGCATGGAATTCCTCGGCGCTCAGCGGCTGGTAGGCGGCCAGATGGTTCTTCGACCAGGAGGCGCCGGGCGCGTGCCCGTTGGCCATGGCGATGGCCTCGGTGACGTGCTTGGGCAGCGCCTTCGGCTTCTCTGCCGGGGGCGAAGTGGCGACCTCGGACAGCTTGTGGTTCCCGGCTTCGCTGACACCCTTCTTCGGGCCGGATGCCTCCGGGGTGACCAGGGTCGGCGTCTTGCCCGGCTCGTGCATCTCGACGATCTTCGGCTTCCCCGCCGGGGCCGGGGCGTTCGGCGTGGCCTTCGCCGCTTCAGGGGCACTCGTCTTCGGCATGACCTTGATGAGTGCGCCCTTGGGAAGATGATGCTTCTCGCCGTCCGGGGTCTTGACCACATAGTGGCCGCCGCCCTTGCCGAGGGGCGTGACGAAGATCAGCTCGGCCGTGCTGCTGTCGCCGACGAATCCGATCTTGACCTTCTTGCCGCCGATCATGACGTCGGCGGACCCTTCCTTGTTGATGATCTTGCTAAGTTGCAGCGGAGTCATCGAGGTAGGCGTGGAAATCGCCGACTTCGGAAGCTTCGGGGTGTAGGTCTCGGTCAGCTTCGGCTTCGCCTGATGCGCGGCCAGCTTGGCGTTGACCTCGGCCAGCTTCTTCTCGGCCGCCGTGACCTTGGCCTGCTGCGCGTCGACCTTGGCGGCCTGCTTCGGGAGCGGCGACTTCTCTGCGGGCGCGGCCTTCTTCAAGGCGTCGGACAGCTTGGTGACGGCCTCGTCGGAGGCGGGCGGGGCAGCAGCCTCGGCGGGCTTCGGCTTGACCGCGCTGTCGCCGCCCAGTTTCGCGGGCTTGTGCGTCTCGGTCGCCTTGGGGGCGGCCGTCTTCGGGGTGTAGGTCTCGGACAGCTTCGGCTTGGCCTGGTGCGCGGCCAGCTTGGCTTTGATCTCGGCGACCTTGGCTTCGGCTGCCGTGACCTTGGCTGCCTGGGCGTCGACCTTGGCCTTCGCCTTGCCGACGTCGGCCTGAGCCTTGGCGTCGCCCGGGGCGGGCAGCTTGGCCAGCAGCTCGGTGGCCTTCTTCTGCTGCGGGCCGAACCCGTCCTTCTGGACGTTGGCCAGCTCGGCCCGGATCGACTTCTTGTCCGCATCCGGCAGGCCCGCCCACTGCTCCGGGGTGATCGTGGCGGCCTTGTCGAGCTTGTACTGCGGGGTGACCTTCTCCTGAGCGATGACGTGCGCGATGCCCTTGGAGGCGACGGTCGGCTTCTTGCCCTTCGGCCCCTTCTCGCCCGTGCCCACGTTCTTGACGGCCTGCCCGAGGGTGACTTTGCCGGGCTCGTTGACGTGCACCCCGGCGGAGTCGCTGATGGCCTTACCGGCGTGGTGGGCTTCGCCTCCGGCGGCCTTGGCGGTCTTACCGGCGTCGGGGTGGGGCTTCGCGGCGACCGGGGTGAGGAGCTTCTTCGGGATCGGCAGGCCTTTGGCCTTCAGGTCGGCGATCTTGGCGACCCTGGCCTTGTTGGCCTTGTCGACCTTCGCTGACTCCAGCGCGTGGTAGGCGGCCGGGGCGGTGTCGAACAGGGTGCCCTTCCAGCCTTTGCAGGGGCCGGGGTGCAGCGGGTTCAGGCAGGCGGTCAGGGTGCAGGTGTCGTGGGCGTCGTCGTCCTGGTAGAGCGCGGCCTGGATTGCGGTAGTGCCGAACTGGACGTCCGGGGCGGCGGCGGCGATGAGGGAGTGGACCTCGGCGACGACTTCGGCGTCCGACTTGGATGTCCCGACCGAAAGCTTGAACAGGTCGTCTGGCACGCCGTCGAACTCGACGGTGACCGTCTGGTCCAGCAAGCCCCTCAGGTTCATGCGGGCATCGTACTTGATCGTTTTTGATCTTCAGCGGTCCGAGCGGCCCCTATCCGCGCCCGGCTTCCTTGAGCACCTTCGCCTCGGCCGCCTTGTGCTTGGCCTTGGCCTGCGCCGACTTCGCCTTGCCGTACGCGGCGCGCTGCTTCGGCGACATCTTGGCGACCTTGGCGGCCTCGGCGCGCCGGTCGAGGATGGCTTGCGCCCGCTTGGCGAGGGCTTCCTTGTGCCGTTTCGCGGTGGCGTCGAGCCGGTCCTGCTGGGCGGTGTCCTGCACGCCTGCCCGCTTCGCCTGGTCGTTGCTGCGGGCCGCGTCCTTCAGGGTCTGCTGGTGCGGGGCGAGGGCCTTCTTGTATCCGGCGATGGCCCGGCGCGCCATGGCGGCCAGTCTCGGGTTGGTGGCGTTCTGCGTGGCGACGGCCTGTGCCTGGGCGATGGCCTGGGACAGGCCGGTGACGGCGGTCTGCGCGACCTGGGCCGGGGTCTTCTTGGTGGCGTCTTCGGCGCCGGGCTCCGTCTCGCCGCGCTTCTGGCCTTTGCACAGGCCGGGCTTGTGGGTCTGCATGCAGAACTGGCCGTCGGTGCACACGGATTGCATGAGGGTGATGGAGGCGGACAGGTTGGGGGGGCCTTTGTACTGGCGGTTGCCCATCTCCGTGGGTTCGTTTTCGATCTCCAGCAGTTCCACGCACCGGCAGTTGATCACCTCTTTGGCGGGGGCGTCCGGGTCGTGCGGGTGCTGCATCTGGAAGCCACCGACGATGAACGGCTGGGAGAACGGCACGGTCTGCCCGTCGGCCTCGACATGGTCGGGCCGGGTGCGCTTGTCTTCGGTGGCGAGCCACCGTTTCACCCAGGCGGTGCCCGGGTCGTTGGCGACGATCATGGAGAAGGCGTCGTTGAGGCCGCCGTTGTAGGCGCCGACGACCTCGGTGCGGGCAACGGTGCGGGCCCGGTTCTTCCAGGCCGGAATGCTGGTGTCGGAGAACAGCTGCTCGATCTGGGCCTGCACGTCGGGGATGCTGGCCCCGTTGCCGGTGGCCGCGTTGATGATGTGGGAGACGGCGCCGAAGACCTCGTCGGGGACGGCGTTGAGCCGGTTCTCCCGCTGGGCGATCCAGTTGTGCACGAACGGCCGGGACTCGAACACGGTGCCGTTGGCGAACAGGTCCTTGTAGGGGGCGGCCAGGACTTCCCGGGCGACGTCGGCCGTGTACTGGGCGGTCAGGGCCGCCCATTTGGGGGTTTGGGAGAAGACGGTCAGCGGGTCGGGGACCAGGCCGAGGGTGGCGACGCCACCGGCGAACATGGCCGTCTTCACGGCGGCCATCCACTCCAGCATCATGTCGAGGTACGCCTCATAGAGGGGCGGCTCGTACTGGGCGAACACCGCAACGGCGGCCTGCTGCTGGGCTTCAGCGCTCGGCAGGGTAGTGGGTTGTGCCACGGTCGCGGCCTCCTCGCAGGTTTTTGATCGCCCAGATGATGCCTGCGACCTCGTCCGGGGTCAGGTCGCAGCCCTGGCCCTGTTCTTCTTTGGCTTTCAGCTTGCCGAGGCCTGCCGCGAAGCCCCTGACGAGGCGCATGTCGGGGATCATGGCTGGCCCTCGTCGTAGATCGACTTCCCGTACGGGTCGGCTTCGGTGTGCCGGTGAGGGTCGATGTGGCTGCTGCACCGGCACACGTCGGCACCCCAGAGGGAGCCGTCATAGGTCGGCGTCCGGCGGGGTTCTGTCCGTACCTGGGCGGGGGTCATCGGATGAGCCAGGCGACGAGGAGCAGGGTGGCTCCGTCGGCAATGAGGCCGACGGCGCCGACGGTGAATACGGCCAGAATTCCGAGGCGCATCCAGTCCGTTTTGCCCCCCACCCCCGATACTGAGCTGCGGTTTCCTGGCATCTGTACCGGCCGGTAACTGTCTCCGGACACGTACGGGACATCACGGAACATGCCTC